AGTAAAATAACTCATAGTTTCAGATAAAATGTTTTCTATTAATTTTTTACCATCTATTTCTTCATGTATGCAAAAACCCATTTTCCAATTAGAATAAACATCTCTTGATTTATATATAGATTGCTCATCATAAAATGTAGTATCTAGAAATCCATTATCATTAACACCAAAATCCATTTCCCTCCTTAAAATGTCAATTATAATATCTATAGGTTTATTAATAATACTATCAGTTTGATATTCATACTCATAAATTGTACCATATTGTCTTATCTCATTTTCTAAAGTAGTTATATCATTATATTGCAAACCAAATTCATATATACCATTTCTTTCTTCATTTTGTGCTGACAAATAATCAAATACACCTTTATTAATTGTGTTTAAAACATCATCAACATAAGTTATTATATGTCCTACAAAATCATCTATATCAAAAGTATTTAGATTGTAATCTACTTGAAAATTAAACATATCATCTACAGGATCATAATTTAAATCTGATTGATAGATAAACTTTAACATTCTTCTATAAAAACACTTTCTTAAATCTGCATAATCATTGTTCCACTTGTCTTGAAAATAAGTAGGAGATTCATCTATTAAACCATACAAATGATAATTTTCATTTTGTGATAAGAAAATATTTTGCATCATTTTGCTTAATTGTTGTTTAAAATTATAATAACCAACTATTTCTTCACCATGAAAACCTTCATGATAAACATGATAAACATCAGACATATTATTTTGTAATGGCTCTGTTGAAATATATACATCTACTCCTTCTGATACTTTTGCATTTAAATATTGTCTTGCTTCATATTCTAAAACATTATTCATAATTTTAGTAAAAGATTGTTCAAATAAATAACTCCAAACATTTCTAATCTTCATAAGTTTGTTATCATCTATATTAAAAATATTAGAATCACCAATTATAAAATCTGTAGTTTGACCTTGTCCTAAACCATAAGGTATATTTCCTTCATTTGCTACCATAAGACCTGAACATATTGGCTGTGCAAAAGACACAGTAAATGATTCCCAATTATCTCCATACCAATATATACTTCCATCTATTTCTGTGTTTACTACTCCATTTAAATATGTTTCTATTGCAGTAGTCCAATTTTCAAAATCTGTAGGTATTGTTTCATCTGCTCCATTAATAACCATAGACAAAGTGACATCATCTTCTGTTAGGTTCTGTTGTTGCCATTCTATTAAATCATTTACTAATTGTAAGTTCTCTGTTGAACCTGCATCTTTTCTTCCAATAACACTTGAATATCTAATTGCACCATCTTGTACAATTTCTTTAACAGCAATTTCACCAATACCTGTCCATCTTTTATAAACACCTTGCCCTTGATTTTGATTTACATATTCTGAAGCCTGACCCATGTCATATACTGTAACAGGACCTTCTGAACCATTATTAAAATATTCAAACATTATTATTTTATCTACTTCTATATCTTGGCTACCTTCTGTATAGAGTTCACTTGTACTAAAATCAGCAGTTGTTTTAGATTGCAATACAATAGTTCCTGTGCCTTCATAAATTGCTTCACTATCTATTGGTATATCATGATATATATTATGAAAGTTCATATTGTTTTCTATAATGTCTTTCCATTGTTTTCCATTTAATGGTTTTATTATTAATTCAGAAGCAGCAGATGATGATTGTTCTTCTTGTGGCAAATGATAATTATTTAAACCCATTATTGAAGAAACTTTTATTTTTTGAGGTAAAAAATAAATTTTCCACCTTCCATCTTTATGATTATGTGTAGAAGGGTGATAAAAAATAGGGCTACCCCAACCTGAACCTAAACTTGTATTTTCTATTAAATATGTATCATCTTCTCTGTAATATTTTAACTCATTTCTTGTTTGAAAATTATAAAAATAACCACCATAATCTTCAATGTGCCAATCTGTTGTTAAATTAAATATAGAATTATGACCTGTTAAATCAGAAACTGCTCCTATAGGAACAACAAAATCTACACCTGTTGCTTGAAAATCAGGAGCATCATGAGGTCTAGTTAATTCTGGTATTATATCCCCTGTTAATTGTTCTGTATATTCTATTTCCTCTGCATTTATATATCCTGAAGTTGGAACACTATTAGTTTGTTTTGAAATATAATCATTGCTACCTTTAACTACAGAAGTTGTGCCATATACAGGAAAAGGTATTCCTTGTGTTGTTAAATTTTTTCTTGTAGTATAAAATCCTGCTGTATTATATAAATCTACATAACTTATACCATTTATAACATATGTAGGCACTCTATCTGCTCTGCCATAAGTCATTGATATAACACCATCTTTTTCTAAATTTGTAAATTTGTTTGTTAATAGTATATCATTTGCTTTTGCTCTTGGTAAACTTACATCTGATATATAACTTTGCACATTATCTTCTGCTTGTATTTTAATTGACTTGTCATCTTGATCTACTCTATTTATTATACCTGTAAACATAATAGAACAATCATCATTAGACAAAGTAGGATTTAAATCTATATTAATAGTGTTTGTAGATTGTGATTTATAATATAAAATAACATAAGTACCAACAAATTTATTATCAGGCAATTCACCTTCTTTTACTTTATATTTATCTGAACTTGTTAATGTTTTTGTAGGATCAAAATAATTTTTAAGAGTAAATCTAAATGTGTTTATTTTTAATCTTTTTTTATCATAATCTACAGCATTTTTTATAGATGATATTTTATCTAATATTTCTTTTGCTTGATGACTATTATCATAATTGTCTTTTAAAACAACATTATCAGTTGAAAAAACATCTAATATATTATATCTATCATTTTCTAAATCTTGTGTAGCAAGTACAATTAATGGTTTTACATCAATAGTAGTGCTTACAGTATCATTCTTAAAGTTTTGACTTATTAATGCCATTAAATTCCTATATCTCCACCTAATCTTAATCCTTCTTTAATCTGTGGAATTATAACTTCTTCAGTATATTCTTCTGACATTATAGGAGAATTTATAGTAAGATTAATATTGCCACCTTGTGGTCCATTAATATTTTCATCAACAAGTGGTGTTACTTGCACTCTTTCAGGTCCACTACCTTCACCAACCATCATTAATTGAGGACCTGATGTTACAAAATCAGCACCATATTGTGCAGCCATAATTTTCTTTTGATATGCTAAACCACCTGCTAAACCTACAGCTCCTAATACTGCACCAAGAACAGGTCCACCAAGTTTAGTTCCATATCTAAAGGCATCAGCACCAATTCCATAAGCAGTTCTTATGCCTTCTTTAATATCTTTTGCTTTTTCAAAAACATCTAGTTCTTTAATCTTTTCTTTAATTGTACCTTTATTTTTAAGATCAAGTTTAGAAAGTTTATCTTTTATTTTAGATTTTTTGCCTTCATCTTTTATTTCATCTTCTGTATTTTTTTTATTATTAACACCTAATTGTTCTTCTAATGCAACTTCATTTAATCTTAATTCTTCTAGTTTTTGTCTTTCTTCTATTTCTTTTTGTATATTTTCTATTCTTGCTTCATGTTCTAATTGTTCAGTTTCAAATGCTTCTCTTGCTGCTTTTAATTCTTCTAACCTTTGTATTTGTGCAACAGATAATACTTCACCTTTTTGTAATTGTGCATCTAATAAAATTTCTTCTAAATCTTTTTGTCCACCTGTTTTTTCTAATATTTCTTGTTCTAATGCAACTCTTTGATTCATGCTTTCTAAATGTTTTTCATTTGCAGAATTTAACTCATTTTGCTTACTGACTACTGTGTCCATGTTAGTGCCTACTGTAATTACACTTTCTCCTAAAGCAGACATTGCTTTATTTTTTTCAAGCCTAACCATATTAAGTTCTAATGTAGTAGTGTCAATTCCCATTTCTTTTAAATTTTTTATAGCAATTTCAGTATCACTTGCTGTAGTATTAAATATAAAACTTTGAAATGCTTCTGCTGCTGATTTAAGTTTTCCTGCTATAGTAACTACAATAGGTGCTAATGTTTCACCTAATGCTTCACCTGCATCACCTACAGCATTTTTCATTTGTTGTAGTTGTCCTGTCATAGATTTTGCTTCAACTTCAGCAGTACCTTTAAATTGTTCTCTTATAAATTTTATACCTTCACCTGCTTTTAATTGTTCTGCTGTTAAAAGTTTAAATGCAGCAGGTAACTTTTCACCAAGTTCACCCTGCATACCACTTAATGTTTTAGTAGTATTCATGACAGCACTTTCAAGTGATATGCCCATTGCTGCTGCAAGATCAACTGATGCTGCTACTATTTCTTTTGTTTGCTCTGTAGATACACCTAATGATTTCACATATGCTTGTTGTGCTATAATTGCTTCATCACCAAAACTTGTAACCTGTTGCAATGATTTTGCTTGTCTTATTAATTCTTCAGTAGATGCTCCTGCTGCAAATCTTAATTT